CGACGCTCGAAACCATGCCGCCGCCACCGCCCCAGCCGACCCGCCGCCACCACCAGAGCGGTTTGTCGCGTTCGTTCCTGCTGCACCAGAGCCCGCCGAGCCGCCACCACCAATCACTTCTACATAAAGAAGAACAGTGCTGGCGTTGAGGCTATGAGTGCCGTTCCCTGTGTGCTCAGTGGACGCGATGACTGACAGGCCGCTACCACTCCCCGCTGGGACCGAATATGCGCCAGTGCCATCCAGATATTTTGTCGCGTCGTTCGGGGCCTTCGGCGCAAAGCCGTGCATGGATGTACTGACGTTGAACGCCGTCGTATCGGTGAGAGAAAGATGCGTCTCCATAATTGAGCCGAGCTTGACGATGCCCGAAATCTGCGGAGTCGCGTCGTCATAGGTGAAATCAATTGTCCCCGTATCCGCGAGAATAAGGCCGACTGAATCCTGCGCCTGCTCATCCGTATAGGCACCGCCGCCAACATCCGCCCGCTGCGCCACAGACCACCAATTGGTATTGTCCGACTTAACGGTCATGAAGCTGTACTGAGCGGTGAGCGTTTGGGTCAGTGCCCCGTCAATCGTCTCAGTGCCCTTGGCATCGATGACAACGACGTTAACGCCGCCATCGATCTTCTTGACCGTCAGCAGCCGCCCCTCACGCCCCGCCGCCGTGAGCAAATAAATCGTGATCGGATTGTCGGCCTTGCAGAGCAAGAGCGAGTCCGAATCCACCATCGTATAGGTGGAGGAGATGGTTGTGGGCGTGTCCGTTGGATGCAACGCGCGGTGGCTGATGCTGCGGTTCACCGCCCGCGCAAGCTGGCGCAGATGATCCTTGGTGTCCTGATACTCGATAGGAACCGATTGTTCTTGCCTTGAGACATCGCGGATGGTCGGCATCAGCGTTCACCCAAGAGCGTGTAATCGATTTCCATCCCCACATAGCGGGCGTTATCCATGCCAGCCGCGCCAACATTCACCGACATGGAGAACTTCTGAAACCGCCCAGCCGTTCTCATGGCTGCGAAGTTTTCCGCGTTGAGATTGACCGCCGTCAGAGACGCTGGCGTGGATGATGGCAGCGGGCTATCCATCACCTTCGCGCTTACGCTCCCCGTTGGCGTGACGCCAAGGCCTGCATTATCCATGAGGAGACGCACGCCATTGCATTGCCAACGCCGCCCAGGAACGGGCTGCAATACGTTCGTGCTGAAGACTGCCGTAACGGGCGTGTTGGATGTAAACGTGCAGAGCTGGTGACTGGTATTGAACGCGATCAGCTTGTGCGAAGGCTGGCCCTTGCGAATCTCGCCTATAACCTCTGCGGTCTCATCCCAACGCACCCAGCGTTTCTCATCGAAGCGGAAGCACAGCATCTCCTTGGCATAACCAGCCGTATCGAGCGGGAATGCCCAGATGATGAGCTTATGGAGCGGGAATGCCGCAACGCTGATGTCATGCAGCCGCGTTTGCTCAACGACGCGCCAAAAATGATCGTCCACCGTATGCTGGCCGATGCGCTCAACGCCCATGCCGGCGGTGATCCGCATGAAGCCCTCATGCGAGATGTAATAAACCGCTCCACCATAGGCGATGACAGAACTTGGGATGGGCGTTCCGGGCGCATACGGGATGGGCGAGAAATCAAAGATCGTGGTCCCGCCGATGTAGCGCATAACCTGGACCTGCTCTTGCTGGAAGATCAGGCCATACTCATTCCCGCCGATGACTTTCTGAACGCCGCCGCCGCTCTGCAAATCCTCGAAATCGCATTGGGTGGCAGGAGATGGCGTAAACGATGTGGGATCGCCAAACGCGCTCCACCACACACGAGAGGGCGCGTAATCGACCGTTGAACTCGTTGCGGTATCGATATTTCCTAGAACCAAAAACTGGCTGATGATGCCGATGTGCCGCGCCTTCGGCTTCGTCCCCGATGGGATAAGATCGGAGAAGGTCATCGTGGTAGAGCCACGAATGGGAATCGATTGGATATGATCGCTGAAGTTCGTTGCGATGATGCGCTGTTGCAGCGTGCCGGATGGGCGCGTGAACTCCGCGAACTCCCACAACTCGCCAGAGGCCGTATTGTAGGCAGCCCCGCCGATGCTGGAGAATGTGAACGTCGCCGTTACGGTCGAGAACGCGCGATAAAGCTTGGTGGCATCGCCCGCAAACACCATGTCCGCGCCCGCCTGATTGCGGAACGAGGCAACGCCCAGACACTTGCCCGTCAGGGATGGTGTCGTGACGACAGAGAGGCTACGCCTTGCCCACGAATATCCGTTCGTGCCGGGCAGCACATCAATGCACTGGTCCACCACCGCTATATCGGACCAGCGTTCCGGGGGCGTATAGTGCGGCCCCGCCGGGTTATGCGTGTTGAACGGGACAAAGAACTTGCTCATGCCCGAACAGCATCCTTGGCGGGAATGGGCTTGCCGATTGCCGACTCATAGGCCTGTTCGAGATCGGCCTTGTCCGCATCGAGGCGGGCCAGTTCCGCATCGATCTCCGCTCTGCGCTTCAGGAGATTGAAACGGTCCTGCTCAACCTGGGTATGAGCGTTGAGAAGTGCGACCTCTGCCCTGCTCATAGGCCATAGCCCCGAATTTTCCCGATGGCGTAGGCGTCAAAGGTCTTGTCCGCGAGCGCCTTGTAGGCGAACGCCTCCATTGCGCAGAGGAACGATTCTCCGCGTTGCGCGATAATCGCCATTTCCTGAATGGCGTCTCCGTCCTTTGAATAGTTGATGAGGATGGATGCCTTTGCTCTTGCCCGGATCAGTGCAGCGCCATCCGTGGTCCAACCATTCGTCCGGTTCTTGTGGCTGGTCGTGGTCGTGACCGTCATGGTGAGAGAGCCGGCGAACACATGCTTGGTGGTCGTGCTGTCGGTAATCGAGGTCGGGAGGTAACGCTTGGTATACGTCGCCGCGAGCGTGCGCGTTGCGGACGACGGCGGGGCCAAGAGAATAACATTTCCCTCGATTGCGTACTTGCTGGGGAGCGCGGTGCTATAGGCGGTCATCGAGGGCGCGAAGTTGATCCGCGACACCTCGTTCAGCGTCACCTTCTCCAGCTCGTGATAGCGTCCGGTATAGATGATCTCCAGACGCCGCATTTCGATGAAGTCGGGAGGCAGCGAGACGGCGGGGACAAACGCCGTCGCCGTAGCCCATTCGCTGCGATAGGCCATATTCCAGCGAAAGGGCTGCGACTCATAGTGGGCTATCGCGTTATTGATCTCGCGATTTACGGCGGTGGCGAACGTCTCGCCCGAATTGCCGAAAGCATCAGCCAGCGACCGATTTAATTCGGACGCAATCTGCGCTCGCAATGCGTTTGTGTCGTTCGCCATTTACGCATCTCCAGCCCGCTTGCCTTTGAGCGAAAGAGTTGGACGCTTAGGCTTTAGTACTGGCCGAAGCCCTTTGAGGTCGGAGCCCTGCGCGTGGTGGACTTCCCCTTGCCCGCGCTCGTTCCGCGACGGGCCTTGCTGAAGTCGCCCCCGCCCGATTCGACCGTCCCCTCGTACTTCGCTGCCGGGGCCGAGCTGTACTGGCTCTCCTTGCCCTTGTTGTCGTTCTGGCCTTCCCAGCCCGGCGCTCCGCGATATGACTTGCTCTTGCCCATGATGCTCACTCTCCTTGCGTAAAACGTTGACTTGCCGTCGCCTCAAAACTGATTTCCCTGTTTCCACCGTGGCGCAGGCTCGCGCACAAGCTCGTTGATCGGGTTCTCCGTCTCATCGGGCTCCAGATATGTTGCCCATTCGTGGGCGTGCTCATCCCTTGCCCGCGCCGCATAGTCGGGCGTCCCGAGGGTGAAGTGGACCAGCTTTGCGTCAGGATTCGGCTCGTCATAACCAACGAGGTGATTCCATTCTTTCGGCAGCGCGCCGATTTCCGCATCATTGGTCCAGAGCATCGCGTGGAGGTCGGAGCCCGGCTGATTGTTGACCTTATGGACCGTGAGCTTTTGCGTGCGGTCGGGATGCATGAGCATCACGCTCGACCAGTTCTTGCGGAAATATCGCGGCTGTTCCATGCCGTCGAATTTCGTCGCTTCTTTGGGCTGATGCTGATGCTGGACGCACATGACCGACTTGGTGTCATCCCAGGCGTCGAACAACTCGTTAATGTCGGCCCGTAGCAATATGTCGGGATCGGTGAATAGCACGGGATCGTGAATCCCCATTGCACGGGCCAACTCGGGAACGCAGAAGCGGGAGAACGAGAAATCGGTAGAGAACGGCTTGCCGTCCACTTCATCGATTTTCTGTCCATTGGGGCGAACCTGATACTGCCGCCAATAGAAGCCTGCCCTGCGAAGTTCATGATCTTTAAGCGGGATGACGAACACCTTGTTCTTCGCATGGCGCTCGTAGGACCTGAGCGCGATCTTCAGCGCCAGCTCGTCGCGTGGATCGGCCCCGATAAACCAGTACCTCATGCGCGGCTCTTTCGATTCTGCATGTCGTTGATAAAGCGCCGCTCATCTCGCCTTAGCTTCCAAAGGCGCAAATTCAGCAATAGCGGCAAGAGTCCGTATGTGACGGACGCACTCAGCGCGATAACGGTTAGAATCTGCGCGGTGTAACTCATGCGCCGTTCTTCTTCTTGGTGTGCGGAATGCCGGTGAACACGAATTCGTCCACGCCCATCTGGCTCACGTTTATGAGCTGCCACCGCTGCATCAGCCTGGGCAGCCACCATTCGATGGGTCTCTGGAGGATGTGAGCGTTGCGCCCATCGGCCAGAGTCTTCTCTGCCGGCAGCATGTTGATGGTCAGGAACACGCCCTTGCGGGCGCAGCGATGAATATCGTCCAGAACGTTCTCGATGCACTCGGGCTCGATGTGCTCAAGGACATCCAGGCTCACCACCAGATCAGTCGGGTCCGGTGTCTCATTGAAATCCTCGACCGAGGGATCGTAATTCACCACCATGAGGTGCGAGAGCGCCTTACCCATCGCGCCCTTGCCCGAGCCGTAATCCAGCATCGCGTGAGCGCCGATCACATGAGCGAACTGCGTGACCGCCGGGTACCACTTCTTGGTGCTGACGCCAGCGCCGTAACTGTCGTTCGATTCGTGTAGCGCCGAATTGAGATCGCGGTAGGACTCTGAGATGAGGCCATTAGCCTGCATGGGCCACGTCCTTGCTCGTCACGAGGGCATGGAGGAGGGAGCCCGCTTGCGCGATGACCGGAGTCCAGTCCCTGGAGTCCTTGGGCATCCGCAGCAGCTTGACGCTGGCGTACCAAGGCATTTCATCGCTTTCCACATTGCCGTAGCGCCATGAGGGTTCGTTGGGGACGAGGCAGATGGTCGGGATACCCAAGGCCCCCGCAATGTGGACCGCCGTCTGACAGACCGTCACAACGGCATCCAGCCTGGAAATAAGCGCAACCAGTTCGTCTATGTCCGACAGCTTGCCGGTGTCGGGGTCTTTCTGCTCGACCGCCTTGGGCCAATGCGTGATCCTGACGCCCACATGGGATTTCACCTCATCCACGCAATGTTGCGCGGTCGCGTCGTACTGAAGCGAAATCCAGTTCGCATCGATTTGCTTTAAGATGGGCTCGTAGAGGATCGGATGGAACGAGCGCGCGTCTCCACGCGTCTTGGGAACGCCGCCCTGCCATGCAATGCCGATATTGGGACGCCTGCCGAGGGCGCGTAGTTTCTCCCCCCACCACTGCCGCTTGGCCTTGCTGGGAACGAGATAGGGCGTTCCCGGAAATGCCTCGTTCGAGCGGCGGAAGAACTTCGGAAGCGAGCCGAGCCCGATCTTGTAATCCGGCTTCCCCCATTTCTCGATCCACTCAACCCCGTTCGTCTTATCCGTGCCGTGAACCTTCACAGCCGGAAGCGAACGCTCGAATACGGTATGGAGCCTGGGTGAGGGCTCGAAGATGAACTCTGTCCCCGGAACCTTGAGAGCATCGGGAATGACAGTGGCGAACATGATCTCATCGCCAATCCCCTGCTCGCCATGAATGACGATCCGTCCGGGGGACTTGCCATCCCACCAGGGCGTCATGGCATCGGGGCCGTGATAGTTACGCTCCGCGATTTCCTCTTTCGGCGCGCCGCCGTGTAGGCGCATTTCGTGGTCATCCCATGCGGTATCCCAATTGCGCAGCTCCAAGTTCGCGAGCGCGCGATGCCACTTCGCCTTGGCGTGATTGGGATCGAGGGTGAGCGCCATATCGACAAAGGGGAGAACATCCTTGGCCATCCCGCGCGACACTTTGAGCGCGGCCAAGTTGCAATAGATGTCTGCGAGGTAAGGCCCGGTGATGTATTTCGCGGCCTTCTTCATCGCGAATTCGGCTTTATCGAAGTCTGGGATTTCCTTGAAGGCGAGGCCGAGATTGTTCCACGCCTCGCCAAACTTCGGGACCATCTGCGTCACTTGTGAGAGCAATTGGATTGCCCTGCCGTAACGCCCGCGTGTGAGATCGATGCAGCCCAACGCAAAGAGACATTGCGGATGGCCGATATTGCAGTTCAGCACTTCATGGAAGATGTGTTCGGCCTTCTCCATGTTGCGCTCATGGGGCTGGCCGTCATGCGTCTGCCCCTCAAGATAGGCAGAGCCCTTCCTGTAATGGTCGGCGGCATCGATATAGATCATGCGATGTCCTAGGAAGAAGCGGGGAGGCCCGAAGGCTTCCCCGCTCTCAACATCAACGGATCGTCGTGCGGCCGGCCATGCCGTCGCAGACGTAGAGGAACATGAAGGTGAAGAATGCCGAGGCCGAGCAGGCCACGCCCATCGTTGCCTGGATGGCAACGTTCGACGGGGACACATCGTCCGAAAGCGAAATCTTCGCCGGCATGAGATTGGTGACGCCGGTTGCAAGTCCGGTAGTGCCACCGCCGCCCCTGAAGACGCCTTGGTTGAAGATGCCGTAAGCGGTCGGCACTACGAGCTGCCCAGACAACGAGGTGGAATAGCTCTGTGACAACGTGGTCACGGACATGATGCCTGATCGGGTGAACGAGGTCCCCATCTGCATCGTCTGATCCGCGCCGCCGGTCTGCACGCGGCCCCAGAAATCGATGATGGTGCTTTTGTTGGGCACCTTCACGATTGAGAGGACCGTGGACGGGCAAACGGTCGTACAGACCGTGAGATGCCCGCCGTTGGCGGCGACTCCCGCGTGTAGATACTTCACACCCGGAGAGAACTGGCTGAAAGTCAGTGTTGCGCTTGCCATGGTTCAGTTCTCCTTAAGCCGGATTTGGCGAGTGTGAGAACGTGACGATGGTCCCGAAGTCTACGGTTGCGCCGGCAGGACCGGACGCGAACACCGTTTTCTTCAGTCCCCAGATCATCGCTGCCGCGATGCCGAGTTGGTTCTCGTAGTCGAAGAACTCCTCGGTCCATTTCATCTGCCGATCCGAGTCTCGCCGGCCTGTGGCGAAACATGCGGCCTGGGCACCGCAGAACAACGCTTTCTTTACGTTGCTATCGGTACTCAAGCTCGGAACACGCGAGGATTCGTGCAGGATGACGCCGTTGTACTCGCCCAAGGCACCGGAATAGATTCCGTTCTCCTTGTAGCCGCCGCCTTCTGCGCGAGCGCGCATGATGTCAAACCAAGTGACCGTTCCCGCCGCTGCATTGGTGCGGAGTTGGCGGACTTGGTTCGGATGCAGGAAGCAGACGTATTTTGCCTTACCGTCGATCATCAGAGGCCTGATCAAGGGCGTGGCAATCTTCGCCTGGTTGACCATCTTATCGATGGCCGGCAGTTGGAAGTTCACCTGCCTGATCGAACCGGAGTTCGATGAGGTCGCGGTGAATGAGGCTGTGGTGGAGGTTGAGCCCGCGCCGTAGAGAACGCGAGTATTGCCTGCCGCCGAGGTCGGGGCCGTTACGGTATTCTGCCCGATATAGGGGGAGACTGCCGTATCGACGCCGCCCAACTGATTGAAGAACGCCGTATCGATGCGAGCGGCGTACCAATCCTTGAGGCCGTCCAAGCCTTCCTGACGAACGGAGAACGGAACGCGCTGTTCCGACATTTCACCGCCCGAGCGGACTGCATGGCGAAGCTGGTCGATAAGGATGGAGTCGCGATAGATCGCCAACTCCTCTTCGTTGCCTTCCAGCGTGTCGTCACCCGTGATGCCGTCGCCGCTAAGCTGCATCCGCAGGCCGTAGTAGATCGTGTCGCCCGCGCCCCGGGTGAGGTCTTCCTTGACGTAACAGAGTGAATTCTTCGATGTGCCCATGAAGCGCGAGACAAAAGTCTCTTTCAACGCTTCGCGCATGAGCTTGGTAGCCCATACCTTACGAGCCATCGGATGGTTGACTGCGAATGATGTATTGGCCATCTGTGGTCCCTAGCGTGAGAGGTTGATGTTCCGGTTTTGCTGCCGATCACGCTGGCAACTCTGCGAAACACACCGATCACGCTGGTGAGCCACGAGGCGAGCCGTTAACGCGGGCAAGCCGCGTCCGCCACTAACGCGGGCGGAAGGCGAAACTCAGACGCTACTTACCACAACGTTATGAGGTTCAGTGCATACACCGTAGCGTTTATGTGATGAGCAATTTCTTAGTCGGAGGTCCCACCGGCTTGCTGCCCCTCAGCTTGTCGCCCACCTTGTCCGCGTGCTGCTGATCCGTGTAGCGCCGCGCGGTTTTGATGAAGTGGGACCGGCACACATAATCCACGGTTTCAGAAACCGTCACCGGAGCATTGCGCTGGCGCTGGAGGTTCTTTTGTACAGTCTCCAGCCAGTTGAATGTGTCGAGGTCGAGGAGAAGGGTAACGGCGTGCTTCATCCCATTTGCCTCATTCGCTTATCATTCTCTATGGCGCGAAACATTGCGTGGTCATAAAACCAAGCGGCAAGATCATCGAGGCTCTCTGTCTTAACCGGCTCAATCGGAATGTTCTTGCGAGCTTCCCTACACAGTATTTTGACCCATTTATCATTCATCCCAGCAGCCCCTTACGCTCCATAAGCGCCCATGCTTTATCAAATTCATCCCCCTGTAGAGACGCCAGATATTCGAGCGTGAGGTTGTCCTGCCCGTTGGGGGCGTTCTTGCCGCCCGAGAGTGACGACGCTGCTTTCTGTCCAGCCGCGAGGCGGGCGAGCTTGTTTTCCGGTGGCGCGGGAGGCTCTTTCTTGAACCCGCGCGCCTTGGCAAAATTGTAAATCGCCTCGGCTGGATTACGCCCCGTGCGGAACGCGTGAGAGACAATGCGCTCCTCTTCTGCGTTCACAACCTGCTGGACCTCTTGCGGGCTGATGCCGGGATAGCGGGCCTCGATTTCCTGTGTCGCGTTCTGGGCGAGCCAATTGTAGGCCTCCCCGAAATCCGGCTGTGTGCGCGAATACGCGACCGTTGCAGCCCGATAGTTGTCCACGAACTGATTGTATTCCGCCTGCTGTTTCTGGGCGGCCGTGGTCTGCTGCGTATGGCCTTGCAGCTCGTTGATCTTGCCCATGGCCTGGGCCAATTGAGCCTGAAGGTTGCCGATGGGGTCCTGGTTGAAATCGGGAATAACCTTCGGCGGCTCCGCTGGCTTCTGCTGTTGGGCCGCTCCCGGCTGCGGTGCCTGCGGGACACGCTTCAGCACTTCTTGGAACGTGCGCTCCAGCCGTTCGGCGCGCTCATCCGAGGCGCGTCTGCGGTCGCGTTCCTCTTTCAGGGCCTTGCCGAGATCGCCGCCGTGTTCCTTCTCGGGCTGGGCTTCTTTGCCGGCGGGCTTTTCTTGCTCGGCAGCGGCTTCTTGCTCTGGCTGTTCCGTCGCAGCCTCTTCGGCAGCAGCTTCGGGCGCTTCATCCATTTTCGCGCGTTCGTCGGGCGTAAAACCCTCATCATCGGTCTCTGAGGCAAGGAAACTCGGCTTTGCTGCCATGGTCGCGGGTCCTTAAATTAGGGATGGACTTGGTTCATGTTGCCGTCTTCATCCGCGAGCCAAATGTGCAGGATGTCGGACGGCGGATAAAACTCGTTGCGGAACGTGATGCCCTCTTCGAGCACCGTTTCCACGTATGCCTTTGCATATTTTAATTTGGGGAACGCTTTGGATGGGCGAACTTCCGCGCCGTCCAGATGCACGATGACCGCATATTGCTCCCATCTGCCAAGCGGCGGCATAAACATGGCGCTGGGAAATGGGCCTTTGTATTTGCCACCCGTGACCGATGGCGGTGGAGCCGGCTGCTCATCGAGCGAGAACATTGCCCAACCACCATCCCAGACTGGGCTTGTTGAGTAATAGTCATAGTTTCCCTGATAGATCACATAGAAGATCAGCTTACGTTCGTCGCTGTCCCAGAACGATGCTATCTGCTCTGCATTACTGGTCAGCGGAGTCACAAAATAGCAATCATCAAAATAGGGCGAGAATGCAACATCGTAAGTCCCATCCGAGAGATCGAACGTCAGATACGCCGCTTCATTCGCCGGGTTGGACCATGGGAAGGTGTAGCCGACTTGAAAATTCTGGTTCGACGGCACCCATACCAGCGTTCCTTCGGATAAGTTGCTAATACAGCTTGCGAAGGTCAGTTGCGCCGGAGTGTTCGGGAGCCCTGTTTTCCAGACAATTGCCCCCGTTGATTTATTGACCTTCACGAGATAGGACGGCTCGGTCCCTTGCAGGGCTGCGGGCGCTAGCTTGCCCACCCAAAAGATAAGAGACGCATCACTCGTATCGTACATGAGTTGACCGGCCTGCCCTTGAGTGACAGGCCACCCTGCGTCGAAATCAGCCGATGTATAGGTATCGACTGTAACAAGCGCGATTGTTGCGGGTTCGGTGAATGTCAGCTTTATGATCGCGGGGTCTGCTGTTCCGCTTGTTTCGTTCCGAAGAAAGTACAGCGCTTGGCTCGTCCCCGATGGCTGTTCGCCCACCACCGGCCAGATATTGTATGTCACCGTCGAATAGTCATTCGTTGTGACTGATGTCATCGTATCGACGTTGATAATCTCGACGTTATTCGGGTTATTGTTGACGAGGAAAATCGCGAGATAGTTCGTGCCGTTGAGTTCAAAGGCGACGAGCCGGAACGCGTCCGTGTCGGACGTATTGTAGTTGTTCGCGACCGCATACGGGACGAGCGTATCGACTTCGGTAAGGGTGGCTTGATCAATCTTCGACAGCTTCATGGCGGCGTTCCACCAAA